TTGCCAGTACTGGGCGCTGCTGCCGAGGTGTATCGCGGTGTCGTCGCGGTTCTTCCACGTGAAGGTGAAGAGGGGGGCTTTGCTTATCTTCTCTGGGGCGATGGTTGTGATGGGGGCGATGGGGGTTTTGTAGCGCATATCCGAGCCGGCGGTGATTTCGCCTGTGGCGGTGATACTGCCCGATACTGTACCTCCCGTGATTGGAAGTGCATAGCTGGAGTAGTTTTTTGAATCCAAAAGCGTTCTCGTAGACCTCCATGTACCTCCGATTTGTTGTTCATAAGTCAAGCTACCTTCTGATACCATAGGGCCGCAAATTCGCATACCATAACTGCTACCATCAGACGCTCCGTTACGGTGTCTGATGGATATAATATTATACCAGCTATATGTGGTGTGATAGAATGAGCCCAAGAATGTTTTGTAGTTCGCCACATCATTGAAGGCAGCTGACTGCGGCATCGTACCTGCCACTGGCACACCATAACTGGTGGATGTTTGCTTTGTAATTGGTATTAAAAGGTCGCCCGTGATGGAACCACCTGACAATGGCAGAGCGTATGAGCCGTAGTTACCCGTGTGCAAGACACCGTAGTTCGTAGCCGAAGTGCTGCCCCACGTGCGGTTGGGAGTGAAGTAGAGCACACCACTATTCGCCCATAAGGAATCGACCGTAGTGGATGTGTTATAGAACTGAATGCCCTCGTTGGCGGTGTCGCACAAATCTCCGAATTGAATCTGATTGACATTGTAGATGTTGCTATTGTTCGCGTTCAGAGCTCCCGTATTGAGCGCATCGGTGTAGACTTGGCCTTTCAGGGTGAGCGTACCTGATAACGTACCGCCCGACAAGGGGAGATTATTCACGGCCGATTGTGCCACAAAGTTGGCCGCGTACCAATACGAGCTGGTCAGACTGGAGCGGACGTTATCGCCACCTGCGGTGTAGGTGGTGATGGGGGTGAACGTACACCACGGGCCGAGGATGGTGGCGCGAGTGGTGTAGGTGACTGTGGTGGCGGAATTATATCCGTAACTGTTGTAGACCTCTACATAGAAGTTTGCGTGGGTGGATCCGGACTGCGTGACACGGAGCTGAACCGCATAATTCGCGTTGTAGTTGTTATAGCCAATCTGGGTGATTACCGCATAGCCATAGGCCGTATTCACCTGATAGGTGTTCATGGAGGCTTGGCTGTTTTGACTGAACCGGATGGCGAGGATGATGTTGCCGTAGCCGTCAATCTTGCAGATTCGTGACCATGAACCTACGGTGGTGACGGTATCCCATGTGACTCCGCTGGCATAGTCGTCGGCGGACTTGGTGGCAATGGAGCCGAGGTCGGTGATGCTGGATACAGTGTGGGTATGGCTGGCGGCTGCATAGGCGGTGCTGGCGGTGTAGGCGGCTGTACCGAGGCCTTTGACCGATACGTTGGCGGTTGTGCCTCCCGTATTGACACTGATTGTTCCGTTGGTGGAGCCAGAGGATATGCTGCGGACTCCGGAGTTCGAGAATGTGGTTCCGCTTAGAGCGATGCCCGTACCTGCAGAATAGGTGGTGTTGGTGGAGGCGATGGTGAGTTCGCCTGCGGCGGCTGTTAGAGTGACGTTGCTCCCGGCTACGATATTGAGGGATTTGGCCTCGGACCCGTTGTAGGTGTAGAGGTCTGTGCCTTCAGTGGTTCCTGACTTGATGGTCAGGGCAAGGGCATTGGCTACGCTACCTGCGGTGGTGGCATAGGCTGGTGTGAGGGTTCTGTTCTGACCTGCTATCGTTATCGAGATATTGTTTCCAGAATTGGTGAGGACGGAAAACATGGAGCTGGCTGTGACCGCAGTGATGGTTCCGGCATTCATGTAGACGGGTTTTGCAGACGAGCCTACGGTGGTGCTGAACGCGGTGGCCGTGCCTGCATTGAGGTAGATGGGCTTGGTAGACGAGCCTACAGTGGTTGTGCCGAGCTTGGTGGCTGTGGTGGCCGTGGCTGCATTACCTGTGATGCTGCCTGATGCGGTGATGTAGCCTTGGGCCTCTACCCATGACTCGGTGGCGTAGCCAGTGAGGTCTGTTTTGAGGGTGCTTTGCGCTACGTTTATCCAGTGGGTTGTGGACTTGTCATACACCAGGATGTCGCCATCTGCGGCACTGGTGATGGTGGTGTCGGTGAGAGCGGCGAGAGTTCCTGCCGTGGTGGTGCTGCTGGATGTGCTGTCGCTGGAGCCGCCGGCGGTGATTTCGCTGGTGGAATATACGCTCTTGTCAATTTTCAGGGCATTCGCGCTGCTATCCCAACTGATGGTGGCATCGCCTATCTTTAGCGTGGCGGTGGACGGGATGGTGACGCCTCCGGTGAGGGTGGCGAGTTTGGCTACCGTGAGGGTTCCGGTGATGGACCCGCCGGTGAGGGGGAGATATTTCGCGACCTTGGTATCCACTTCCGTTTTGGTGTAGGCATCGGTGATTCCATAGCCTGAAACGGTGGTGGGAACGCTGGTGAGGGCGCTCCAATCCCATGTGGTGGGGAAGTCGGTGATGTCGGCCACAGTGTGGGTGTGCCCTTCGACCGACACTTTCGTGCCGCCTGAATAGAGATAGCCTGCACTTGCATAGACGCTGGAATTGCTGTAGGTGGTGGCGCTCGAGGCTTGGCTTTTCGCACCCACCAGGAATATCTTGTCCGTGGACTGGTTGGAGCCTGCGGTGGTGAGCGTATTGGTAGACGCGATGGTGAGCTTGCCTGCGGCGGCGGTCAAGGTTACGTTGCTTCCGGCTACGATATTGAGCGTCTTGGCCTCGGATCCGTTGAACGTGTAGAGGTCTGTGCCTTCGGTGGTTCCTGACTTGATGGTCAGGGCAAGGGCATTGGCTACGCTATTGGCTGCGCCTCCGGCGGATGTACTTCCTGCATACGAGTGGGTATGGCTGGCGGCGGCATAGGCGGTGCTGGCGGTGTAGGCGGCTGTACCGAGGCCTTTGACCGATACGTTTGCGGACGTACCCCCCGTATTGACGCTGATTGTTCCGTTGGTGGAGCCAGAGGATATGCTGCGCACACCGGAGTTCGAGAACGTGGTTCCGCTCAGGGTGATACCCGTACCTGCGGAATAGGTGGTGTTGACGTAGGATGTGATGTAACCTTTGGCCTCTACCCATGCTTCAGTGGCGTAGCCCGTGAGGTCTGTTTTGAGTTCGGACTGCGATATATTGACCCAGTGGGTTTGCTCGGAATCGTACACCAGGATGTCACCATTCGCGAGATTGGTGATGATGGTGTCGGTGAGGGCGGAGAGGGAGCCTGACGCGGTCGTGCCGCTGGAGGCGGTGGAGATTCCTCCGGCTATGATGTCGTAGTCGGAGAAGAGATTGTATTTGGCGCGGATGTAGGTTGTGCCTCCTTGCTCGTATAACTCGAACATGGATTGGAAGTCCTCGATGTTGAGTTTCTTGTCGAGGGTGTCTTGCAGATTGGTTATCTTGCTGATGGCCAATGCAGGAATATCCGTTGCCTCCAACGTCTTTGAACTGACCGCGGTGACGTGGCCCAGCGTGTTGACCGTGATGGCGGAGAGGACTTTGCCGCTGTCTGCCGCGATGGTGGTGGCGGTGATTTCGGTGGGGTGGGTGTAGGCGTTCGCGCCTGCCTCGATGCCGCTTAACTTTACTCTTTCGGCGGCTGTGAAATGGACGCTTGCATCGGCTATGTGGGCATCGTAGGTGGAGAGGTCTGGCTTGATCATCGTCTGCGGCATATTGACCCAGTGCGTAGCCTTCTTGTCATAGACAAGTATATCCCCATCGGATAGCAAAGTAATGGACGTATCCACCAATTCACTCAATGAGGAAGCACCAGTTGCTGCTGACCCCGTTTCGTCCGCGGAGCCGAAGGCGGTGATTTCGCCGTCTGAGAAGAAGTTGAATTTTGCCCGGATGAACGTGGCGCCCGATTTCTCCACCTTCTCAAAAAGTTCCTCGAAAACGGATTTATCCAGCTTGCCCTGGATGTCGTTCGCTGTGATATAGGCTTTTTGTAACACCCATGATTCTGTGGCGTAGGCCTTGCCCGTAACCCATGCTTCGGTTGCATACCCAGTGAGGTCGGTCTGGAGCCAGGATTGCGGCATATTGACCCAGTGCGTAGCCTTCTCGTCATAGACAAGTATATCCCCATCGGATAGCAAAGTAATGGAGGTATCCACCAATTCACTCAATGAGGAAGCGCCAGCTGCTGCTGAACCCGTTTCGTCCGCGGAGCCGAAGGCGGTGATTTCGCCGTCTGAGAAAAGGTTGTATTTGGCTCGGATGTAATCCACTCCCTTTTTGGTTACCTTCTCAAACAAATCATCAAAAGTACTTTTATCCAACTTGTTCTCGAGGCTGCTTGCCGTGCAATAATTCTGCTGGCTCACCCATTCCTCTGTGGCGTAGCCGGAAAGGTCCGGGTCGTCGTGTGGCTCCTGCAACGCGCCCACGATGGACACAAGCATGGAGCCGACACGTTCTGCCGTGTTTGCCCCAGCCTTGCGCTCATCGCGTATCTGTTCGGCCATCTTTTTAAGGCTTTCTGTTATCTCTGACATATATCTTATTTTTCAAATATATACCAAATATAAACCGATTGTCAGACCTTATAAAAGACATCAAATCCGCCTTGTGCGGCCGGGCTTCTCGAGGGCTTCCGTCAGGATGCCGACAAATTCTTCGCCGTACATATAGGCCATCTGTTCTTTCAAGACCATGCGGCTGCGGTAGTAGGCCTTGCTGAACCACTGGCGCCGTTGGCGCGGCTCGCCGCTGGTCACCTTGCCCGACTTCTGGCGGTTTTTGTGATTCCTTCCTCGCTTCAGCGGATCGAGAAAATCCAAATTGCCGCCGTTGCCCCTGGTGTATCCGCGGCCCGTGCCGCTATCCTGATACATGCCGTAGAGCAGGAATTTGTGGACGATGACCGAGAAGTCCGTGCCGCTGCCCGTCACCGAACCACTGATGCGGTTGTGGAGGGCGCGGGTATCGAGTACCCGGAGCCGCACGATTTTCTCCTGCCAAATCTTGATCATCACCTCTTCCCATGCCTCGATGTACTTCTTCTTGTCGTCCTCGGATAACCAGGGACGCCCCACTTTCGTTCTAGTCATCCCATTCCTCCTTGTTATAGACCAGCTCCAGCGGTTCCGACACGTCCAGCATGAAGTAGAGGCCCGTGCATCCGTTGAGGAAGTACTGCCCCAGCTCGCGGCTGAACACGTTCTCTGTATTCATGTAAATGAGGTTGTTGTCGAACCGCTCTTTATCTACCAACAGTCGGGAATGGATTTGTCGGTACAACTCCCTGCAGATAGACAGTGCTTTCTCCCGGTCGCTCATGTTGCCGAACTCGTAGCGATGGAGCAGGAATACCGTAAACGTACGCTTTTTGAAGAAGCCACCGCTGCGGCGCTCCGTTACCCCATCGTTGGTATCATCCACTGCAAAGAAGGTGGAGTGGGTGCGGAAGTTCTCTAACACCTCCTCCAGCGAGTCGATGCCGCTGCAGGCGCAGGGGTAGAAGCCCGTTTTGCGGGCCAACAGGTTGCGGCAACACAAGTTTTTGAAATAGCCGATGGCGTCAAATAATGTGATATCCTCTTTATTTGCCATATTTCTTTTTGAATTCTGCGGCCTCGCGGGCCTTTTCGTTTAACTCTGTGAGTGCTCTCCAGCAATCCATGTCCAGCACTTGCTGCTCTTTGGTGATGTCGCCACCCGTGAGCGCCCGTATCTGGGCATTCATGCGGTCCACCATGCCGGACTGCTCCGCATAATCCTCGTCCTCGGACGGGGAGCGGAAGAAGTAAGGGAACGCTTTGGCGAATTGGTTTTTGCAGGCCGCAAACCAAAGGAACACCGAAAGGATTTCTCCCTCGTTACATTCGATTTTGTCGGCTTGATGACCGTACTTATCGCGATAGAGTATGGATGCCATTCGGTTGATGTGGTCGTTCTCTCTCGTCTGGAGGAAACCCTGATACAGATTCTCGCACACCAGGTAATCCCCAAAGGGAACCTCGTGCAAATCGGCATCGACCGCGCAAAAATCCCCGATTTCATCGAGGCGGACGGGCTTGTCACCGGGCGACAACATCCAATTCAGTTTGGAGATGTACCAGAAAATATCCTCTTCTGTGAGCCGGAACAGAATGGTGTCCTTGCCAGCCTTCGTGCGCATGTGCCATCCCTGCTCGTCCCGGCGGATGAACAGGATGCCCGTGATGCGTTTGAACGCCATCACCTTGGCCACCGGAGCCGGGAAAAAGCTGAATATTCTCGTCACATAGCGCAGTTGGTTCTGCGTGAGTTCGCTCCACGATGTCGGCAGCGTGAAGTTCAACACTTTCTCTTCATCCGAAAAAGTAGGTGGAATCGTTACTTTCGTTTTCATACGGTACGAAATGTTTCACTTTATAGGCTTGACTGGATGCATAATCCCCGAATTCATCGAGGTTTTTCTCCAGATAATTGCTGATATTTTGTAACTCTCTCTCCAGTCCGCCCCACAGACTGTTCAGGTAAAAACCGATAGCGTTACGCATTAGCTGGGCAATTCTATTTTCGGCCTCGCTGAGCGTGTTGGCCCGGATGTGCTGCAGCAGCGTTTCATATTGTTCCGAAGAGCAGATATTCATGATTCGAAGTTCCACCTCGTTAATCTTGGCGCGGTATGTCAGAAAATCGGTTCTATGCACATCGATACCCGCATAAATCCGAAGATGATCCGAGAGGAAGATGACCGATGGCACCAGCAGCATGGCGCGGTAGGAACCCGCCCACTCCGCATTGCCCAGCAACAGGCGGATCACCCGCTCCAGGCTGTCATCGCGCTCGTTTCGGATGTTCTCCTGCAGGGCTTGCACGCGGTCGCGTGAGGCAGGAGCCAGGTTTTGGTTAGAAACCACGCCGAATCCCGTGGGCGTCAGGACGAGGTCCAGCTGCGGAATTTGGCGATAGAAGGCATCGAGGCAGATATAGCGGGTCATCTCTTTCTCAAGGTCACCGCCCTCTGCCTCGACTATTGCCTTCGGCACCACATCATAAAAAGCTCTTTTTTGCGCTTGTTCGAGCGCATCCTGCATGGCATCGAACACCTGCGTGCTGGCGCACGCTGCCGCCGATACTATGCTCTCAAAACCAACCTTATCAATATTAATCATCTAACTGTACATTCGAATTTGAACTAATTTTTTTTGCATCCGTGTGCTGGTCCAACGTGGTGAGCAGAATCATTTCCACATCGGGCACCACTTTGTCCGCCCATCCGTTGTATTCAATCACCACATTATGCGGCGTGGCCATCAAATCATGGAACGAAACCTCAATCGCCTGTTTCAAGGTGAAGAGTTCGCGCTTGTCGGATCCGGAATTGTTGTTTGTGGACTTGCCGGGCGTGGCTCCCACCAGGTTCGGGTGGATGTTATCGCCGTAACAAGTGATGTTAGCGGCTTCCTGAATATCCTCGGACCAATCGCCTCCTTCCTTGCTGGAATCAATCACGTTGATACGCACCATGCGGTTCTCCTTGCCGTTGGGGTCGAGATAGTATCCCGTTATCCAGACTTTTCCGCTGTTCTCGATGCCCGCCACAAAGTTCTTGATATTCGTCTTTTCCTGCTTGATGCGCTCCTTTTGTCTCAAAGGATCCGTGATATGTTCTTCGGCCATCAGGTTTGCCCAGAAGTCCTTGTGGATTTCCACCTGGTATTTCACGGACGCATGGTTGCGCAGCTTCGCCTTCTTACCCTTCCCGATCAGACGTTTGATATCAAACCAATCGCCTCGGAAGATAGCCGTGTAGTTCGGGATAGGGTAGTACCGATTCCCCGGAGTCGGGAATTTCACCAGGATGGCAAACTTACGCTCCTTCGTGCGCATGTACGTGCTGCCATCCGGTCCCGGTTCGCGTCCCATCAGGATATTCAGTTCGCCCAGTGGGTCGCGTTCATCCAGCAAACGGATTTGTTCCAATTCCGTGACGTAATGTTTGCGAAAGTTGCCGTAGAAAACATGCTTGATTTTGCCCTTGTCCGCCTTCTCGAAGCGACAATAGCAGGCATCCTTGTGTCGGAGCGAGGTGATTTTAGACCCATCGCGCGAAAGGATGATGACCGAAACGGCGAAAAAGTAATACTTCATGTCGGTAGCCTGCTCCAGGAAAAACGTAGGAATCGCGTTATGCGTAACCCATTTCCGTATTTCCGGCACTCTTGAAGGCTGTCCTGTGGCAAGATCACGGTATTTAAGCCCCGCTCCGTAGCAGGTGAGCACATTGAAAAGCTTGTTTTGGCTCATCACTTCATCGCTCCCCACCATTTCAAGAATATGATAGGGCAGCAGGTCATCGGCTCCCCAAATCACATATCTCATGTTGGTGCCGGGTACGGGCAGCGTGGTGTCTTCGGTGTCTTCATCGAAGACGTCCGCCGAATCCGAAACCGTTTCCATGGCCGCCATGACGGGCGAGCCCTCCACATTGAATATTTCTGTAGGCATGAAAATATTTTCCATCACATATATATTTTGAATCCGTTAATTTCAAACAGGGCCACATCGCGGAAGGTCCGCAGTAGCCCACTCATCGGCAGGCGCACCGTATGCGTGCCCCCTCTCCAGTAACTGCCCACACACCGGGCATCCTTGTAGGTCAAGATATCGCCTGTGCTCATCTTCCACAATCGCAGCGTGCAGGGAATACCTGATTCCAGCATACGCAAAGCGTCATTCCTATGTATAACTTTCACTTTCATTGAAACGTATAGTCGAAAGTATTATCAAAGATACGCCCTGCCTTCGCCTCGCTCAGGATATTGTGGTTTCGCTGGGCATATCGGTAGCTGAAGGTGTAGACCGGGCGGTTATCGTGGTCATTTGTACGCTTGTTCTCGCTCTCGGTGATGGTGATTTCCTTTCCGATACGTTCTCCATCGAGGATATAGATTTCCTTGCTGCGCAACAGATCATCCGCCCAATTCGCCATTTCATGGGATAGGGAGCCGGTATTCGCCTTGAAGATCTTGTTTTCCTCGATATCATAGGAGCGGAACATTCCACCCAGATACCCCGTGTTGCGGGTGTGCTCCGGTTCGAGGGAGTGCGTACCCGTGCAATATATTGTTTCCTGGCACCCGAAGGAGTTGGTGAATGCAAGCGCCGGAGCCGCATCGGGCGTGTGGTCCATCACCACAAATTCCTGCAGGCGGTCCCCGATAACGACCCGATAAGATACCAGGCTATACCCTTCCAACTGGAAGTTGGCCGGCGAAACATCTTCTGTCTGCACCTTCCCCGTGGTCGTGAGGGTCTTCGTCTTCACACATTTCTCGAATAGATCCATGCTGGCGGCATCGTAATAGTGGGCATAGACGTCCATCTCCGCAGCGGATTTCAGATAGAAATGGACGAACTCCCGAAATCCCACTGCGGTAGACTTCCGTCCTTGAAGCGTGGTTAAGAAATTATTTTCCATGAAGTCGGCCGCGTCCAGCCACGTTTCAGCGGCACAATACTGCACCTTGAAGCTACGTGTTTTTTTCGCGCTGCCGTCATCCAAAGTAATCAAGAAAGATTCCACCAGATTCGTGGAGAGGTAGGGTTCCAGCAACCGCTGCAGGTCGTAGAGCACTATCTTCCCATCACTATCGGGCACATACGACTCCTCGAGGATCGATTCCTCGCCACAATCTATCGTGACGGAAACCGATTCCCCGTTGGTCGTGAACTCAAAGGTATTCAAAGCCGATGAGAACATGTAATCACTCACATCTTTTGTAATTACTATCATAAGCAAATCATTTATGCCGCAAAGATAGCGGATGATTCGCCCACACTAAAAGACCGGAGGGTCGCGAGTTTACTCGCCTGCTGCGTGCTTGATGAAACGCAAAAATAAAAG